TCCGAATTCTTCTACTAGAAATCCACTTCTACCTTCTCTAATTATCTCATCAGAAACAGTACCTCTATATGCTAATACAGGAGTACCTGAAGCAATTGCTTCTAATTGTGTTAACCCGAAGGTATCATTTTTAGAAGGAAAAACGAAAACATCTGCATTAGCATAGATGGTGGAAAGATTCTTTCCTGTTAATTTTCCAACAAATGATACTTCGCTATGATACTTAGTCATAAGTTCTTTTAAATAAGGACCATCACCAACTAAAACTTTTAAATACCCATCTGGTACAGGAATATTACAAAAATCATCTAAACCTTTTTCCTTAGAAACTCTACTAACACATAAAATAAATTTTAAATGTGAATCAAATGGCCTATTCCTATGAGAAGAATTAAATACTTTTCTATCAACTCCTCTTTTCCAAACAACAAGATTGTCAAATCCTTTAGATATTAATAGATTTTTTACTATATTAGTAGGAACTAATATATTTTTAGACTTTGAATGAAACCATTTGAAATATGGGTATGTTAAATTTTCAGAAATCCCAAAAATGTTTTTAATAAACTCAGGAAACATAGAATGATAAGATGTTGTATAATTATATTTTTTCCTATCACAATATAACTTTCCTGCTAATCCAACTGGACCTTCTGTAGCAATATGAATAAAATCAGGACTAATATCCTCAATCATTTTACCAATTTTCCATACATTCAATGAAATGTCAATTTCTTTATAGAATGGTAGAGAAATAGTTTTGAATCTTTCTGGATTGATGAAAGAAATTTCATTTTTTTCAGAAAGAATTTCCATTGTTTTATTTAGAGTTCTAACAACACCATTAGTTTGTTTAAGAGTTGTGTCAGTTATTATCAATATTTTCTTCACATCTATCCTCTTTAGTTTCTTTAATTTCGTTCCAAGTTACTATTTCAAAAGTACCATCAAAATGTTCAACTAATGCGGTACAACTTTCTACCCAATCTCCATCATTCATATAGACTATGCCTTCGATTTCTTTTATCTCTGCGTGGTGAATATGTCCACAGATAACACCATCATAGAATTTTCTTCTGCAATAGTCAACTAAATTTTTTTCATAGTCAAAAATAAAATCAACAGCACCTTTAACTTTATGTTTTAGATATTTACTAAATGACCAATATCCAAATCCAAATTTATGTCTGAACCAATTATATTTAGAATTTAGATATAATAATAAATCATATGATTTATCTCCTAAAAATCCTAACCAAGGTGCTAATTTAGAAATACCATCAAATAAATCTCCGTGTATTACTAAATATCTTTTACCATTAACTCCTATATGATCAATTCTATTAACTATTTCTATTTTACCTAAAGAAAAATCATATATTAATAAAGGTCTCAAAAACTCGTCATGATTCCCTGTAATATACACTATTTTTGAACCTTTTTTTGAATGATTCAAAATTTGACGAATTACATTTGTATGAGATTTTTTCCATTTCCATTTATTTTGTTGCATTTTCCAACCATCAATAATATCTCCAATAAGATATATTGTATTAGCTGAATTATATTTTAAGAAATTGCAAAGCAATTCTGCTTTGCAATCTCTAGTTCCAAGATGAATGTCTGAAATGAAAATACTTCTATATTTTCTTTTATTAATCATATCCTTGTTCTACTCTATGTTTAGCAACAATATAGTCGTATACAAATTGACTTCTTACTATATCAGTTACCTCAAACTCTACAACATTAAATCTATCCATAATGTTTGCGATTTTTAAAAATTTAGCAAACCCACTACATTCTCTAGTATTGATTAAATCAGATTGATGTATATCTCCAGAAAAAATTATTCTACAATTTTTACCTATTCTACCACAAACAGTATCAATTTCATGGAAATTGAAATTTTGAGCTTCATCAATAATAATTAATGCATTATTAAAAGATAATCCTCTTAAAAATGAAGTATTTTCAAACTGAATTATATCCTTTTTAGATAATATTGAATATGCATCACCTCTACTAAACAATTCATTACATATAGAAATATAAGGTGCTTCAAAAGGTTGAGCTTTTTCATCAACAGAACCAGGTAAATGTCCTATTTCCCTAGATTTAACTAAACTTCTACATATAATAATTCTTTCATAATCATTTTCTGAATAGAATAAATCATTTAATGCAAGATACATAGCTAAAAAGGTTTTTCCAGTTCCAGGAAATCCACTTAGAATTAATTCTCTACCAGAATAATATGAATCAAAAGCTAATTTTTGATTATCTGTTAATGGTTGAATTTCCTTTAATACTAATTGTCCTGTATTAGAATTTTGTGGTTTTCTTTTTCTGCCTTTTATCGAAGTTACATTATCCATCTCTCTATCTATCTCTGAAGATTTTAAGAATTTGCTGTTTAGTTTTCTTATTTTTGACATAAACATCCTTGAAAAGAAAAAAGGGCAATATCTGCCCTTTGTAGTTAATAGAAGTCAAAAAAACATTAATATACATAACAAAATTGTATTTAGTCCCATCTGCTTTGAATATTATGACCTGGGGTATTTCTTTTAATTCTTTCGATAACTCCCTCTTGAAATTCTCTTGGTGGTTTTTTAATTCCTAAAGAAACAGAATCTGCAAAATTCATTGTTGTGAAAACTTGTTCTTCATTGGGATGATCAATTTTATATTGTTCATATTCAGAAATAGTCATAAATTTTTCTTCTATTTCTCCAGTGTCTTTATTCTTTATATCATAAATTGGCATTTAATACCCCATATTTAATTTTTGAGCCTGTTCTGTTAATAAATCCAGAATTCCTTGAGAATACCAATTTGGTACTTCTCTACTATTTATCTTTCCTGACCATTGTGCGATATGTTGTTTGCTGTTTATATAGTAATTTCTATAAGACTTTATGGAATCATTTTTGATAACATATTCTTCAGGCATAGCTGGAGTAGGTTGCGTGAATAGACCTATCTTGATATTTTTTGGATACTCAGACAGTTTCTTAACCAAACCAATTTGCTCACACTTATGAACTTTACCATAACGGTAGGTATACTCACTACATAGTTCTACTAGCAATGAGTATAGCCAATCGTAGTTAGCTTTTGAAGCACGACACCAAATAGCACTAGGATGATTGATGTGAGTAGCTGCATATAAAATATTGTCACGATCATCAGACAGTTTCCATTTTTTTACATTACGCCAACGAACAGGAAATGATCCAGCAACTGCACGTTTTTCTACTGAATCAACACCATCAAGAACACGATGAGCAGTAGATAAAAGTTGACAATACTCAAGAATCATCTTGATGCAGTGTTTGTCGTTGTGCATTTGAGCGCAAACTTTATAATTGTGGTCAAGATAAAATATATTCACAAAAACTCCACTTGTCGATTGTAAGAGCATATAGTATACGAGTTTTTCTACATCAAGTCAACACTTTTAATCTAAATTTTAAAAATAAATGTCAATAAAATTTTATCTTTCTAGATATAGCTTGTGCGTATTGTTCAGCAACCTCAGACCCTTTAGATTTTTCATCAAACTTAAACATCTTAGCATATCCAAATTTTTGAATTGTTGGAAGTTGTTTATTAAGTCTATCTCCAATATCAGTTCTATATTGTGGAGAATTTCCAACTTCAATATTTTTTAAAATTTTATAAACTTTTTCTTTAGCTTCTAAAATAGTATCACCACATGCAGTAGCAGTTAGAATATAATTTCCAGCAGTAACCCAACCATCAACTTCCTTTATTTTACCATCTGAAATTTTTAAAGTCTTTCCTATCTTAACTTCTGAAGGGTGAATATCATTCATATTAACCTTATCTAACTTAATAGGATAATCTTGTTCTTCATAATAATCATCTGCTTTTTTAGGGTAAGATCCATTAGAAAGAACAACACCTATACATACTTTATTATCCTTAACTTTTAAAGTATCTTTTCCTTTAATAAGATCTAACATCCATTCTGCAGGATCTCCTATATGTAATGCTTGTTGTATTTGCCATAATGGATATCCAAATCTTGAAGTAAATTCTAATGGATAAGGAGTTCCTGTTTTTTCGTCAATAATACAAGCAACATCAATATAACCACAATAATTTTTTGATTTTAAATAAGGAATCAAAGGAGTTAGTAATTCTTCAGCTAGTTTAGATTTTTGAACATATCCTATTACAGTTCCTTGTTCTCCTGTATTTACTCCTAAATCTCCATTTAAATATTTTTTAAATTCAAAATTCTCTAAGTAGTATTTAGAAAATCCTCCTGGTCCATAAAAACCACCAACAGCCATTTCAATACCAGGTTTAAATTCTTGTAAAATAAATGATTGTTTCTTTCCTTTTTCTTTCCATTTTTGTAGCATGAATATCATATCTTCAGCAGATTTAGAAACATATGATAATGATTTATCTGTTTCCTCTCCACAAGGTTTTGAAACCCAACGTTTATCTAGATTCTTTTTAACAAAGTTTATTCCAGAATCATAATCATTAAATGGACCTTCATAGGGCATAGTTTCTATACCATATTTTTTAAATAAATCTTGCCCATAATTTCTATCTAATTCACATTTAGAAATATCATCA